AAAATACCAGTATTAGGATCGTATTCCAATAGCTCTTTGAGTCGTGTTTGAGTTAAAATTTTTTCAGTCATGCGAATCGCCTTTCGTGTGATTAGAATCCCCCTCTGGACTGCAATCCAAGGGGATTCGTCATTTTATTCCATTTTTGATCCAACTAGCGCAATTAATGCGGCATCTGCTAATGCCTGACCTTTTGACTTTTTGTCTAAATCACGCCATTCGGGCCATAATTGTATTGCTCTTGCACGAGATCCATCTTTTCCTTTTCCAATGATCCCAATTTTATTTTTCCAAAATACAGGAGAAATTAAGGTATGCGGATAATTCAATGCGCTTATTACTCCCATTACTGTGCCGCACGAATGACCAAAATTAAACATTGAAGACACCCCTTGACCGGGCATGGCCCATACTTGTTCTATAAATACATGGCTGATGTCATCATTTTTATCGCTAAAAAAATTGGCTATTTCAGAACCATTTACACGAGTTATTGAGCCAGTTTTATATGTTGGCATATGCATCCATTCAATTGGATTACCATTCTCAAGCATCACAATCGCACCAGAAGCACCCGGATCAATTCCTATAATTATGCTCATTTCTTAAGCCTATTGCGGATCGCCTCAGCAACAGCAGGTAGTTCCATGCCATCTGCAATCTTGGCGCACTCCTCTCGCTCGATTGCGATAGCGGTCTTGGTTGTGTCCACCGCAACTTGCATAATCTGCGCCTTGGCTATTGCTAATTGATCATCGAATTCCTTCTGGGTATACATCGTCATTCCGCCACGGGCTAAAAACGACTTTTGAAAATCACTCATTTGTGCCACGCCAATCTCCTTGTTCACCACGATTTTTCAAATTCCACTGCCTAACTACATCTCTTTGTAACGTACTGTCTGGCCTCTTACCCATCCACCTAGCCAGAAATAATTTTGCCGCCTTCTCATCCTTAATGCGCCAGCGAATAACGTGACGCACTAAACATTGATGTTTATGTTCCTGCTCTGTCATAAAGCACGCCTCAAGCTTTGTGCTGCCTGAAATAATCCAACTCTCTGGTGGAAGTCATTGAAGTCGCAATTTACTTCTGGTGCAATCCAATACTTATACCCTTGCGCCACACGCTCACCCGTGCCTGATTCGTCATTATCTGCAACGATAAACGGATTGTTGTACTTCTTTGCCATGCGGCTCAAGTTACCTGCTGAAAAGCACACCATGACGCTCTTGCGCAGCTTCAAAGCCGACACAGCCATCATGACCGATAATCCTGTGGCGTAACCTTCACACAGAATAGGATCACCCTGACCCATCGTGAATGTCGCATCGTTGGTTTGCTGTCCCTTCAAGAACTTCTTGTCGCCATCCTCACTAATCAACTGACAGCCGACGACGTTATTGAATGCACGCATCGGCACTACCAGCGTCTTCTTGTGATCGTGATACCAAACCATGCCCGACTTAAATCCCTTGCGCTCAAGGTACGGATGTGACGCCTGTAACGTCTGGTTAATGATCCAGACCGCACGCTCTGCAGCCGCTGCACGTTCCTTATCTCTCTGGTCGTCTAAGGTCTTAGCCTTCAATACGATCTTGTGGTCGATGACGTAATCTTTTGCTGGCTTCCATACCTGCACTTCTGTTTGCGTCGCATGGTTCTGGACGAAGCCCACATCACCCATGTACTTGTACGCACCGTTCTTACTTCTTGGATGATCCTCGGTCGGGACTCGTACCCAGCGCCCCGGAATCAAATCACGCACGATCAAACCATGCGCTCTGGCAAAATCTTCAAAGTTCATGCAGCCCTCGCTTTTCTAAACGCTATCAATTGTTTTTTAATCCAATTCAATGTCTTCTGTGAAGGTGGTAATGGTTGCGGATTCATCTTCTTCGGCTCCATACCGTACTTCTTTTTAAACTGATGATAAGCCCAGCCGGGTTTGTAATTCATCAGTTGTGCATAGCCAATCAATTCGCTGTAAAACTCTCGGCGCTCATTTAACTCTTCATGAGAAGTCATGCCCAGTTCAATGAGTTCACCATTGCGCTCAAGAATCTGATTCTTGCGCACCCGGACGTGACCACAATGAGAACATACGTCCGCATTACCCCAGAAGTAGCCGCACTTCGGACACTTCGATTCTTTCTTTTCACGCTCTGTCGGCTCTGGCTTTGGCTTCTCACGACCATCATCCAATTCGCCTGCGCCTTCGCAGTACACGCTGTCCCAATCACTCTTGAATCTAAGGTAGTTACCAGAAAAATCTAACCAGAGTGCAAACTCCTTATCAGGATGGCTTCTCATGACTCGACCCATCTGCTGGATATGTGAAGACAATGACTTTGAGAATGGTCTAGCCGACACGCCAATCATGACATCTGACACGTCAAATCCTTTTGTCAGGATGTCCACAGCAATCAATCCATGAATATCTGTATCCGGTCTAGCAAAATCCTCGAACACAGATTTCTTGTATTCGTCCGAATCCTTGTACGAGATCGGGACGAAGTTATAACCCGCCTCATTAAACTTCGATGCCAGATCAGCACCATGCGCCACCGATGCACAAAAGACAATCGTCTTTTTTGGGCCACCGAAGATCTCGTGCGTCTTCTTAACCCACTCAGTTACCACATCACCAGTAATCTTGATGCCACGCTCAGTCACTTCCCTATCCGACCATTCACCAGCGATCTTCTTGGCGCCAGTCATATCGATCTCTTTAGCCAAGAATACCCGTAGCGGAACAAGGTTCTTACTCAGCACCAATTGCTCCGTGGTGACCGTATTTACGACATGGCTATATACATTGCCTAATCCCTTCGTAAACGGCGTAGCGGTCAATCCAATGACTTTGACGTGCGGATTATTCTTGATGAACTCCTTGGTCTTCTCACGGGTCTGATGCGCCTCATCGACGATCAATAACTGCAACCCCGGGAAGTTGCCACGCTTTTCAAGCGTCTGCGCTGAACATACCTGAATGCGCTCATGCGGACGGTATCTCCAATGTCCAGCCTGCATCACGCCGTGGTCGATCCCGTACTTGTCTAGCCGATCAGATGTCTGATTACATAAGACGATCCTGTCTAGAATCATCGCTGACCGGCTTCCAAGCTGCCGGGAGTACTCCATCAGGGCAATCGCCATTTCAGTCTTGCCAGCGCCTGTAGGTGCGTACAAGAGCTGTGAGCGATGCCCTAATCTAATGCCTTCTCTTAACTTCTCTATACCCGCTTTCTGATAATCAAATAGTCGCTGTTCGATGTCGTACATTTATTTCACCTTTTTGAGTTCTCTTTCCAAATATTTAATTTGCTTCTTCAATTGTGTATTCTCATTCTGGTAGCTATCACGGTTAGATTTCAGGGCTGAGTTCTCGGCCTTCAAGGTTTTGATCTCCGCCTTCAAATCCGCAATGATTTCCGCTGTCGCTGTCTTCTCCTCTTCGCTGGCATCCATAGCCTCTACAGCCAATCGTGCCTTGAGTTCGCTGTTCTCTTCCTGTAGCGCCTCGATAGACTGCATCATCTGATCACGCTCAAACTCTTCCTTGGAGTATTCAGGCGCTTCCGGTAGTGGTTTAGCCTTCTTGACCTTGCCAGTAACTTGCTGGTGCGCCTTGTTGATGCTGATTTTGCCTTCCGATAATGCCTTCTTTACTTCTGGTGTTGCCTTCTCTTCAATCTTCTTAACCTTCGCTACCGTATCGTGAGATACGCCAGCTACCTTTGCTACTTCTTTCATCGTATCAACAGGCTTGATAGGGTTTTCAGATTTCTGAGAACCCTTTCCGTATTGCTTGCCGCTTTGCACCAAATTCTCTTTTGCTCTCGCTTTGACAATTTCTTCCAGCTCTAACGCCAGCACGGTACGATCATAATCCGTCAGATTGCGACGCCCTAACTGATTCCACAACATCCACTCTTTGGCTTCGTCGTGGTTTTTAAACATCATGTCTTTCGTGTCAAACCTGATGTTGTGCTTCTGGCAGATCTCGTATCTGTTATGGCCATCAATCAGTAGGCCATCCCAAACAACCAAAGGATCACGGCATCCGTCCGCTATCAAATTCTCTTCAAGTTTGTCGTATTCGTCTTGGCTCAGTGGTGGTATCAACGCTTTAAGTT